TTAGGATTCAACTTGTTGATGTTCTCGAACATAATCTTCGGTACGCTGCATCGCTTCCTGAATATTAAAGAGTGCAGTTTCTACATCTTTCAAGGTTTTGGCATTACCACCGCTTAAAGCCTGACGCCATTTACGTGCACCCGGCAAGTTCTGGAATAGTCCCAAAATATGACGGGTAATAATGGATAAAGGTGCACCTTCGGCGATGCGATGAGCAATATAAGGTAGCATCTGTTGCATAATGTCAAAACGGTCTGGTGCATCCAGATTCCATAACTGGCCCAGTTCAGCCAGTAAGTAAGGATTATGATAGGCTTCGCGGCCAATCATCACGCCATCCACATGTTTGAGATGTTCCAGCGTTTCGGCATAGGTTTTAATTCCGCCGTTGATCTCGATCAGCAGATCAGGACGCTCCTGTTTTAAACGGTAGACATCTTCATAACGTAGGGGTGGCACGTCACGGTTTTCTTTAGGTGATAGACCTTTTAATAAGGCAATCCGCGCATGCACGATAAAATTATTGCAGCCGGTTTTGGCCACGGTATCGACAAAATGCAGCATCTCTTCATAAGATTGCATATCATCAATTCCGATCCGGTGTTTTACGGTCACTGGAATATCCACCGCATGACGCATTTCAGCAATACATTCTGCGACTAGATCAGGCTCCGCCATCAGACAGGCACCAATTTTATTATTTTGTACCCGGTCACTTGGGCAACCTACATTTAAATTGACTTCGTTATAGCCCCAGTCCTGCGCCATCTTGGTACAGGTGGCGAGATCTTTTGGATTCGAGCCGCCGAGTTGCAAAACGATTGGCTGCTCTTCCGCATTAAAGTCCAAATGACGTTTGGCATCACCATAAATGATCGCACCTGTGGTGACCATTTCAGTGTACATAATCACATTCGGGTTAAACAGACGTGCAAAGAAACGATAATCTTTGGTGGTCCAATCCATCATAGGTGCAACGGATATACGCGGAACCCTTGATATATCTACGTTTTGTTTTAAATCAGTCATTTAAGCACCTGTGATAAGTTGAATCATTTACAATTTTACCTAATCTTTTCTAATCTTTTTGCAACGCTTGCAACTATAATTGAACACATTTTCAGGTCACTTAAAAATAGTTGCAAAAATGGGCTATATCTCAGAGTTAAAATCAAAAACCAAAGGGACCCGATATAAAGCGGTCATCAACATCCGCAGAAAAAGTGACGGTATAGAATACTTTGATACAGAAACTTTTAGTTCGAAAGCGTCAGCAAAAGCATGGCTAAAAAGAGAAGAGGACAGATTAGAAAATAATCCTCACTTGTTGTCAACCAGCAAGGGTGCCATGGCTTCTGCAGCGATGCCGTTGGCATATGCAATTATGAGGTATAAATCTGAAGTTTCGGATTATGGTCGTACAAAAGCATTTACCCTTGAGATGCTGAAAAAATTTGATATTTCCCAGAAACCACTTTGCGATCTGAAACGGACTGATTATGCGAGTCATGCTTTACGTCGCAGAGATGGTTATAAAAATGAAAGTTATAAATTAGATCCGGTAGAACCCAGCACGATCTTATTTGAATTTCAGTGCATCAAATCCGTTTTGGACCATGCCGAACTGCTTTGGGGTGTGGAAGTTGATTTTAATGAATATGAAAAGGCCATTAAAGGTTTAAGAAAATCCCGTGTTATTTCTGAATCTGAAGAACGTGACCGTTTACCAACATCTAAAGAGCTACAAAATCTGACCACTTTTGGCTATATCGACTTTCATCTGCGTAATCATTCCAGTGTGCCGATTCATCTGATTATGTGGCTGGATATTTATACCGGTAGACGGTTGGGTGAGTTATCGCGGTTAAAAATTGAAAACTTTGATCGTGAGCATAAAAAGTGGTACCTGGAAGCAGTGAAGCATCCGACCAAGAAAATGAATAATAAGTGGTTTGTAGTGTCAGACCAGGCATTAGAAATTATTGATTTGCTACTGCAGCCAGAGATCCGTAATCGTATGCTTAAACGTGGCGGTGATGAATCAATGCTGATTCCATGCCATGAAAACAATATTGCGAAGCAGTGGCAGAAAATTAAGAAACAGGCAGGTATCGATGACTTGCGCTTTCATGACCTACGGCATGAGGCTGCTACACGTTTGGCTGAACAAGGACTGACTATTCCACAGATTCAGCAATATACGCTACACGACGACTGGAACAGCCTTAAACGCTATGTGAATTTGGATATTATTCGAAAGGATTTGCTCACATATCAGCAAGCGATTGAAGTGGCCAAAACCACAGGCATTGCTGAAGCCATTAAAAAAGCCTCTATTTAGAGGCTTGGGGTTAATCATCACAGAATGATTCATTTATCCTTTGGCGGCATGATTCGCATGTTTCTAAGTAGGCTGCGCTAGATCCTTCTTCGGGATCTTGAAACGGTTTTATATTTTTACCTTCAGGATTATTACAACGTTCGCAGTATCCAATTTGCGGTTTTCTACGTTCGTCCTGGAGTAATTTATAATGCTCATCGCATACGCTAATGTATTCATGACCAAATGCAGAATATTCAGTAATGAAGTCGTGCTTGGATTCTTTATCGCAATCTTCATATTCACAGTACATCATTGACTCTTATCCTTTTCATCTAGCAGCCGTGCAAGTAGTACTGCACCAGTACGTATACGATTTGCCATTTTTGTGACATTGGCTTCGTCATAAGTGGCCATATTGTCCCTGAATTTTGGAAGTGGGGGACTCATACCTGCTTTCATATATTCAGCATTGATATGAGACACAATGTGACCTTCCAGGCTGCGTTTAAAATTTGGGTCTTTAAGCATTTCAATGTGAGTCATTGTCTGGCACCTGTGCTTCGATCATAGCTTTATAAACATCAGCATATTTAAATGCAGACAACCGACCATCAATTGCTTTGGCAGCATGCGCCATTTTGTTTGTGCAGATTCGAGGCATCAAAATAAACCCTTCTGGTACAGCTTGATTTTTGGCTTCATTCAACCAGCTTAAAGTTAAATGGATTAAGCTTTCAAAGCTCATATCTGCACTTTCGGTGCCTTTTTCTTTGTTACCAATACTGAACTGGATAGAAGATATATCTACACCTTCATTTTTGAGTAAAGTGATTAGTGATTCGATAACAACTTCTGCACTAATAATTGTATTTTTAATATCCATCACGCCACCATCGCCTTTTCTTTAATTTTATTGAAAGTCTTCGAATCAAGTTCTTTCTTGGCCACACTAAAGAAACGGATGGCCAGCTCCTGATCAGCAGCTTTATTTTTCTTCATGATCTTGGCATCAACGTCCAGCAATGAAATGGTCTGATTGACACGTGTGCTCATGGTTTTGACTTCACTCAAATGAACATTGAACAGGGCAATACTGTTGCCATTGTTACATTTGTCTTTTGACTCGATTAAGCCTTCACGTTTTGCTTTGAGCTGGTCACGTAGATCCGTTAAATCATCACGACTGAATTGTTGGCTCAGTTGCAACGGGCTTTGGCTTAAAAGTGCTTCTTGTGCATGTTCGAGTTTCATTTAGACAGCCTCCAGCTGCAGTAACTTAAATTCCAGATCAGCACAGCGCTGAGTCAATTCATTAAACAAAGATTGGCCATGAGCAAAGATATACAGGCCAAATTCAGACATATTCAACAAAGCAGGATCATTCAGACTTCTTGTCTTAATTTGGAAAAGTTCTTCCTGGCTGATTAGTCCAAGATCCAAAAGCACTTTGTAATATGATTCCAGATCCTTGATAGCCACATTTACTTTCACATCAGATGGAGCACACATAAAAGGCTGCCCGTTATAAAGTCTGCCAAAAACTCGACCATCTTCAATCTGGTCTATAGTGCCGCTGCCATAAAAAGGATGACCTGAAAATTCTGTACTGCTTTCAGAAATAAAATTCACAGTTACATGGTCGCCAGTATTCATACCGCCTCCAGTTTTAATAATCTGCGTTTCGCATTTTGGGCGCTGCTGTATTTACGCTGGCACATAATGCACAGGTGGTCATTGCCATCTTTTCGAATTGAAAAAACCTGCTCTCCATGATGTTTGCAACGACCTTGAAATTTTTTAAGGCCCGCTTCAAAGGCTTCTTTACGAGCATTTCGATTGAACAAAACCCGGCTTTCATCTGAAGATGTATCTGGAATAAAAACCGGCTCAACCTTGGGCTTTCTGCCTCTGGATTTGGCTTCTTTTTCCCGATGTTCGGCATGAGCCTGTTCGACACTGGCTGTCATGACATCTCTAAGCGTAAATTTAAAAGGCTGTATACCTTTTGCCTGGCATTCTTCGACATAGAGTGAACGACCAAAACTGATTTGTTCCGGTTCTTCTTTTCCTTGGGCTTTTAAGAATTTGGCCACTTCAGCTTCCAGTGCTAAAGATTGTGCTTTCTTTGGAAAAATATCATGGTCCAGATTAGTGCGCATACTGCCCCCTATTCATTGCCTTGTGATCGTGTTGAGCCAGTGCAGTCTGTCGGTCAATGTACACAGCAAGATCTGCTAGATTGACCATCCATGCAGCTTTATTACCTTCACCCATGCGTAAAACGGGAAAAGGTAGTTCTTGAGTGACAGCCTTGCGTTTTGCGATAACCATGCTCATTTGAGGAAAGAAATCTTTTACTACTGCCTCAAGTGAAACAGTAGGTGACATATAGCGAAGTACCAGCAACGTATAGGTCGGTAGAACAGCAGGTGTATTTCTCATTTCATCACCTTTAATTCAGTTTTAATGCGTTCAGCAGTGGCATGATCCACAGTAATTGGAACTGCATGATGGTCACGCATATGGAAAGAAACGATGTGAGTACCTGATTTTTGACGGAAGACCACATTGTTTAAATTACTTAAATTGATCATGTGGACATCATGATGAAGGTCGGTAATTTCTAGCATTAGCGTTTCTCCAATTTCTCAAATAACGCATCTGATTGGGCTTTCAGGTTCTTTTGCAGCTTGTACGATTTGTAAAAAAATCCTGCTACTACAATGACCATGACAATCAAAGGTAGTGCAACAAAAAGAAAAGCAGTTACATGGCCAAGATGGATTTCCATTAAGAAACCTCCCGAATTGAAAGTAATGCAGCATCTAAATACTTGGCTTCATCTGATGGCATGAAATTTAAATACTGCTCATCAATTTCTTTAAGCATGCATTCACAGCATTTTTCAGGATGATGTTCGCAGCCATCAATGTCCTGGCGTGGGGGATTGCTCATGCGGACTCCTCAATCATTTGGGAGCGGACGGCATGAGCAACTTTGTCTAGCCAGACTGCTTTTTCAGATAAGCAAATGAATTCGTAATCCAGGGCAGCATTGATAAATGCATTTGCCTGGGCAATCGCGCTGTTAAACTCAAGTGGACTATTCGCAGAAGAAATAGATTGAATAGCGCTTTGGATCTGAGTGATGGCCTTTGATTTGTAGAAATCGAAGTCTTGAATTTTTGGTTGTGCAAAGTCAGCAGCAAATAAGCGACTTGTCACGATTTGATCGAATTTTTTTTGGTTTAGAGTACGCATAAAAAAACCTACTGATTAAAGTTTGTTTTTATAAACTAACTTTACTCAGTAGGTGTGTCAATAGAAAACTAACTAAAATTTGTTTTTAGGTGTCAAATGAACTTTTTGCTAGGTTCAAATTTTCCGACATATTTCCCTTTGTATTCACAGTTTTCTTTAAGCTCAATAATGTTGGGCTGGAAGTTTGGATTTAGGGCTTGTAAATACATACGGCTGTAATCCTTAACTAATGCTTTAAATGTTGCTTCATCATCACATTGCGCCACAATCATTTCACCAGTTTGAACATATTCAATTGGGATATCGGGATCGATACAGATAAAATCACCGTCTTTGAAATGGGGAGCATTACTAATCCCTCGTACAATCATATAGAAACTATTTTTTCCTGCATTTGGTGGTGCTGGAAGCCATTGATCAATATCGAGTTTATTAACAGACTGAACATTGGTCCAGTTGCCCGCTTGAACATCAGATAGTACAGGAAGCATTCTGGCTACTGGTCTGTAATCTTCAACATTCTCAGCATTCTCGACTTCACCATACATAATGAAGTCGATAGTTGTGTTTAGTGCTGGGGCTATAAATTGCAAGCTTTCTAATTTTGGCACGTTTACATCTTTTTCCCACAGAACTACTGCTGCATCGGAAACGTTTGCAATTTTTCCTAATGCTTTTTGGGTCAGCTTTTTTTCTTTACGCAATTTTTTAATTCTGCTGCCGATAGTGTTCATTTTTAAGTCCTTATCAAAAACTAACTTATATTAGCTATTGACCGGCAAACTAAACTCATATTAAATAATACTTACTTAAGTTAGTTTTTGGGTTGAGTTATGACTAGAGATGAAGCCATTCAATTATTAGATTGCAGCCTATCTGAGCTTGCAGATCGACTGGGTATTACAACTGCAGCAGTTGCAAAGTGGAATAAACAGCAGATTCCACGACTTCGTGAATATGAGATTAGAGCATTGGCTGAAGGACGTACTCCCTATGGGCTTCCAAGTGTTAAGCCAAATTTACCGAAAGTGTCTAACTCAATAAATGACTGATTATAGAGATTTTAAACATGAAGCTTAGTAGCCTTGAACGTCGTGATCGTACCGTAATGTCTTTAGAGATGGCATTAAAAGCAGCGGTATATACACCAAATGATGACAGCATGATGTCACGTATTGCCGAAAAGAATTGCTTCAACATTAATACATTTAGAAGCTCGTTAAACCCTTCGACTACTACCCATAAAGCCAACATTTACCATTTGGAAGCAGTTTTGGCAGAAACCAAAGATCCGCGAATTATGGACAGTATTTGTGCCATTCACGGCAAGGCTGCCTGGTTTGAATTGCCGGATCTGCATGAATTAACAGAAACGAATTTTCTGAAAAAAATTGGCAAATTAGCCAAAGAGCAGGGTGAGTTATCCCAGTCAATTGCTGAAGCTATTTCGGATAAAAGCATTTGTTCAGATGAATACGATGTCATTCATAAAGACGTAATGGATCTGATCCGTGTCGCGCTGACCTTGCTGGCCATGGTCGAAAGTCATAAAGATTAATTTATATTTGTTGGGGTCACTGTGAGTAAACCAAAATTTCAACTAGATGACGTAAAGGCGCATGCACGTGGTAAATGGGACATGATTTTCCCTCAGTTTGCCATTGCCATGCCGCCTAAAAAGCGTCATGCACCTTGTCCCGCCTGTGGTGGTTCAGACCGGTTCCGTTATGACGATAAAAAAGAAATGGGTGATTTCTATTGTAACGGATGTGGAGCTGGTGACGGCTTCGAGCTGATTTCACGCTGTACCCATCTTTCATTTCCACAAGTCCTGGAAGAGGTGGCCGCTATTGTCGGACTGACAGCTGATACTAAAATCACCGATGCTGACCGTAAACGCTGGAAAAAAGAAGCCGATATGCGTGAACGTATTCGCCTGGAAGAGGAAGCAAAAATCCAGAAAAATGCGGCACGTAAAGCACAAAGCCTGTGGCGCAGCACGCATCAAGGTAGCGAATGTGCTTATCTGGAGCGTAAAAAAGTGCCAAATCTGGGCTGCATCATCAACCATGAGGGTGACTTGATTGTTCCCTTGTTTGATGAAAATGGCGATATGTGGAACCTGCAATATATCAAATATGATGGTGACAAAACTTTCCTGAAAGGTGGTCGTGTGAAAGGCTGCTTTCACTTTATTGGCACTGTCGAGCTGCAAGATCCAGTCATCTGTATTGCTGAAGGTTATGCCACTGCTGCATCTATTCATTTGGCCACAGGCTATCCAGTCGCGGTGGCATTTAATGCCGGCAACCTGCTTCCAGTGGGAATGGCCATCCAGAAAAATAACCCTCATGCACGCTTGATCTATTGCGCGGACGATGACTCGGCCAAAGAGAATACTGGCCTAAATTGCGCTAATGAAGCTGTGGCTGTAACGGGCGGTATCGTTCTATTGCCCGAATTTAAACAAGGAGCAGCTGCATGAATGAATCACAGCACATGACACAGCCACATTCATATACTGACTTTAATGACCTTCACGTGAATTTCGGATTGGGGGAGGTGAAGGCACAAATCGAATCAGCACTTTCGTCTTTGATTTTTTCCCCCGCACCCCCTAACAACTTTGACAACAATTTTCAGGGTCAAATGCACGAAAATGATGCAGTTCCTGAATCTTTTGAAAGTGGTTGGGAAAACTCCGGGGGTGAAGGGGGAGGTATTTCGCCAGAAAATATACCCGACGTATCTGAAGGGCTAACACTGGAACAATGCCTGGCACGTTTTTGTTTAATCGAAGGTGATTCCAAATATTGGGATATGCATCGTCAACGCATGATTAAAAAGACGGCATTCACTGAAATGTTAGGGAAACCATTATTCAAACAATGGTCTGAAAGTTCTAAGCGAAAGCTGATTGATCCAGATGCAGTTAAAAGTATTTTGAGTGCTGACGATAATAAGACAGCAGAAGATATTACTGACCGTTTCATCATGTTGGAAGGCACTCTGGAGTCGTGGGATACAGTCCGGCGTGAACGTGTCAAGAATGCCACTATTAAGGAAAACTTCAATAGAGCATTTGATATCTGGATTAAATCTGATAAACGCAAAATGATCTATCACAAAGATTTGGTATTCAATCCGACCATGCAGATCCGTGAAGGTCAGGTCAATATGTTTGATGGTCTGCCAATGGGACCAATGCTCAACGATGTTGATCAGTTAATTGGGTTCAAGGAAGCACATGATATGTGTAAGCCGTTCATGGAATTACTGATGCATCTGTGTGGTGAGAGAGAAGTCGTAATCTGGATCTTGAAGTGGTTAGCATATCCGCTTCAAAACCAAGGTGCAAAAATGGCGACTTCGATACTGGTACATGGTGAAGTCCAGGGCGCAGGTAAATCTTTATTCTTTGGTAAGGTCATGCGTGAAATATATGGCAAGTATTGCGTGACACTTGGCCAGAATGGTCTTGAAAGTATCTATACAGACTGGGCTGAACAGAAACTTTATTGCCTGTTTGAAGAAATTTTTAATAATAAATCTAAGTTCGGCATGATGGGTCTGATCAAACACATGATCACTGGCGAGACGATTCGCATCGATAAAAAGTTTATGTCTGGCTATGAGCAGTCTAACCATATCAATTGTGTATTTTTATCGAATGATACTCAACCGTTGCCGCTGGAGGAGCGTGACCGTCGCTTCCTGGTTGTATGGCCAGAAAAGAAATTGAATGATGATCTTAAAAACCGTGTCATGCAGTGTCTTGATAATGGAGGGGTGCAGGCGTTTTATACCTATCTGTTGCAATTGCCCTTAGGTGACTTCGGATCACATACGGAACCACCAATGACTAAGGCAAAAGAGAAGATTATTAACTATGGCTTGCCCAACTGGAAATTGTTTTTGCAGCAATGGAAAGCCAGGGAGTTGCAGTGGCCATACCAGTGCTGTTTGTCACAGGATCTATTCAGCGCCTATATGGCCTGGTGTAGACATAACAATGAGAAACCGTTACCTGCAAACAAGTTTCTGGGTCTGCTATCGTCTCAGCCAGAAATATCTAAACGGCATGGTCGATTCTATGAGCGACAGAAATTTGGTGCAGTAACGACCAAGGAAGTTCAGAAGATGGTGGTCTATGTCGGTGAAAAACCTGAGGATATTAAATTAATCGATTGGCTAACTTCACAAGTTCATAGCTTTAGTGATAAGGTGCACGGAGATGTTCCTGATGCTCTCTAAAAACTATAAAAATGTTAAGGGCGTTAAGGGCATGTTAAGGGTACAAACGGCTACCCTTAACACGGTCAAAGCCTCTCATATCAAAGCTTACAGCACTCATGTTAAGGATGTTAAGGGTACAGCGCGTGCGCGCGTACGTGAGAGAAAATCAACCATCCTTAAAAACATTAATCTAGATACTAATAAATTCTCTCACGCGAGACATAAATATACCCTTAACATCCTTAACGCTTTAACAAACCCTACAGCCACAAGGCTTTCAAGTGTTAAGGGTACAAAATGCACCCTTAACACCCTTAACATTTCTAAAAATAAGAGGTAATCATGGAAAAGTACCTGCGTTTATTAAACCCCAAGACAACTAACTTCGATTCGACTGGTGGTGGCAACCATGGGGCTTTGACTGCACAGGATGTATGTGTGGCACTTAGCTATGCCAAGCTTTCCCCATTACAAGATAATCTGGTACGTCTTAAGTCTTTAAATGCCAATACTCTGGAGAATGTGGATTCATTCAGTAAATTACTTACACCTCGATACAAGAGCATTCTTGAGCAACATCAAATTGGGCTTGAGTATCATGTATCTGTGATCCGTACCGCATTGGTCGAGTTCTGCATGGTTCCAGCAAGTTATAAGCCTTCTGTTCGTAATCGTGCTTTATTTGCTGGTGTAAATTATTTGATTGTTCATCGTTATTTAAATCCAGCCATTCAGGCTGTTTTAATTGACTTGCAAGATGAACATGCAGCAGCTTCAAAACGGATTTCTTTTCAGCTCTGTAAAACTAACTAAAATTTGTATTTGACACTGAAACAGATTTAAGTTAGTTTTCTCCATAATGAATAACTGTATCTAGCAAGTAATTGAATTTAGCGCTGTAATTTCCCTAAGAGCCGAAAGGCTCTTTTTTTATGGCTGTATGTCAGGTGTTGGACTTGGCATACAGTTCTTTTTAGAGGAATAAACAATGGGTCAATTAGTTTGTATCCAAGTGGGGATAACTAAACGTCGGGCATTGATGCTAGTGGGGTTAAGTGCAGTCGATAAGATCATTCACCTGAAGATCACAGATAAATTACGCAAATTAATTATTAATCGTTCAATCAAATTGGTTCCAGTGGATCATGAAGAAAGCACCTCAGAAAGCTAAACGACCTTGTTCGTATCAAGCATGCAGCGGTTACGCAACCAATCAAGGCTATTGCGATAAACATCAAGCCAAGATCAAACAGCGTGATCGTGATCGCGGTACAGCTCACCAGCGTGGCTATGATGCGCGTTGGGAGAAGGAACGCACAGTGTTCCTGGAATCGAATCCGTTGTGTGTCGATCACAAGAAGCGTGGATACATTGAAGTGGCAACCGTGGTCGATCACATTGTTCCGCACAAAGGTGATAAGCAACTCTTCTGGGACAAGTTGAACTGGCAGCCACTGTGCAAGCCATGCCACGACCGCAAGACTGCAACAGAAGATCGTGGTGCATGGGTGCCACAGTACACACCAAGCAAAGCAAACCTGAACAGCATCAACCCATTCTTTGCGGGTGATCAAGTCCAGGCAACGACTGGTGTGGCCTTTGAGACCATGCAATGCAGTGAATACGATATCTTCACGGTGATTGAATCAGACAGCAAATCTATTGTTGTGAAAGACCAGGATGAATGGGTACATCGTTTGCATCACTCACACTTCAAGCGAGCGTGAATATGGAACCAGAAATAATTCTACTTGGTGATCCGGTTGTCTATCGTGATGACCTGAAAGGTTTTGATTGTGTTGGTGTCGTCACCAGATCTACAGGTTCATCACTTCAAGTACTCTGGAATGATGAACAGCATCCACGTACTGAGATTGCAGATCGACTTCGAATTGCTTCACTGGATGAAGTCGATGCCCAACAACGTATCAAACAATAAGAATAAGGAATTCATATGGATGACAAAGAGTTTCAGGAAATTGTTAAAAGCTTACCAAGTTACCAACGTCTTTCGTTCATTCACGGTGAACGGTTGTTCATCCGTGATGCAGACAGTTATCGGATTGTAAGTATTCAAGCACTGTATGAGCTGGCATCAAGACCAACTGGAATCATCGTTACATCTGAAAAGCTATCGAAACAACACCGTGAAGCATTGCTTGCTGAATCCGATGGCTACACTCCATTGCTGAGTCGGAAAGAACTTAAACCTGAATATGTTCCACCACCGCCACTGGTTTCTATGTATCCAGTGATCGATGACCATGATGATGCACTGACTGATGGTCAGGTCTGGGTCGCCATTGGAATAATAATTTTATTAATTTTAATAATTTCATTTTCCGTATTTCCAAACCTTTGAAGGGGATAGGGGGTCTAAAGTCCAAAATGACTTCATATAAAAGACCGCCCCCCCGTCAAATTTATACATGGTCAAAATTCCATAGGGGGGTATACCTCCAGATTTTATGAAGATTTACTTTTGGAGGTTCCTATGACAGCAGGACGACCGGCCAAATCATTGCAAGAAAAGATTTTAAGCGGTGCACGAATTCGTGATGACCGTGATGCAGATGCTCAAGTGGCAAATGCAGCAGTCGATTTGGGAATGCCACCTTGCCCACGATGGATCAAGGGGGCGGCAAAAAAACACTGGGATGTACTAGGCCCGAAACTGGTTCAGGCCGGTCTACTGAGTGTGGTGGATGGCGATGTCTTTGGCCTTCACTGCGACAACATTGCAGCCTATGAACAGGTTTGTGAAAAGCTTGAAAAAATAGATGACTGGATTTCTACAACCCCAAACGGTTTTGAAGTTCAGGCCGCTTGGCTCCAGGTACGAAACAAACTGCAAGAATTGATTATTAAAACTGCCCGGGAATTTGGCTTAACGCCAGCTGCCCGTTCAAGTGTCAAAGTGGATAAAGCCAAGCAGCTCAGTTTGTTGGGTGCTGAACAATCCACAAATGTAGATAACGACCCCTATGCGGGATATGTGCCGCGTTCATAAGTGAGTTTCTATGCGTGATTATTTTAAAATCGCGCTCCAGTACTGCCATGACGTGCGATCCGGAGTGCGTACTGCAGGGCAGTTGGAAAAACTTGCAGCCAAACGCTTCTTAAACGACTTGACCCGATCAGGCTATCCAGTGGTATCGGATGATCCAGAACTCGAACAACTATTAAAAACTCTGAAAGTTGGGACCAAACCGGCCGATATTCATTTCGATTATACCTTCGATATTGAAAGTGCCAGACATGCCTGTTTCTTCATTGAAACCTGTCCACATACCACGGGGACCCTGGCAAAAATTCAGCCCAATGGTAAACGGCATATGTTGGTCATGGAGCCATGGCAAGTATTCATCACGGTCAATATCTTTGGCTGGTTGAACACGGAAGGGCTGCGACGATTCATTTACTTCTATATTGAGGTGGCGAAAAAGAATGGAAAATCTACATGGATTGCAGCCGTCGCCCTGTATATGGCTTTTATCGATGGTGAACCCGGCGCTGAAGTCTATTCAGCTGCTACTTCGCGCGAACAGGCCAATATCATTTTTGGTACGGCCAAGACGATGGTGGATTACTCACCGTTTATGCGTCAGCGTTTTGGTATCGAAACAGCGCAATATTCTATTTTTCAGTCGTCTAGCAATTCGGTCTTTAAGGCGTTATCTCAAGATCGGGGTGGGACTAAGGATGGCTTGAACGTCCATATGGGCGTAATTGATGAATTACATGCGCATAAAGATTCAAGCATGTATGACATTGTTGCCGATGGTATTGCAGCGCGGGATCAGCCACTGGTCGGGGCAATCAGTACTGCCGGTGATGACAACCTGGGCGTGTGTTACCGCGAACGTTCTACCGTAGAAAACGTATTACGTGGCAAGGCCAAGCATGAGCAGTACTTTGGCATGATTTTCTGCCTTGACCGTGGTGATGACTGGAAGGACCCGAAAAACTGGCCAAAAGCCAATCCAAACTATGGAATTTCGGTCACGACCAATTATCTGGAAGCGAAATTCAAGAAAGTATTGATTTCACCATCCTCAGAAGCCTTTTTCCGGCAAAAACATTTGAATGAATGGGTTGGTGCGTTGAATGGATGGATTTCACCTTCGGTCTGGGAACGTTGCTACAAAGATGTCAAATTAAAAGAACTGGATGGCCAGATCCGCTTCGGTGGCTATGACCTGGCAAGCCGTCTGGATTTGGCAGATTGGGGTGAATTGATTCCACGTATGGAACCGGATGGCAAGATCCATTGGTATGCCTTTGTACATTCTTATATTAATGAGCGTGTTCTGGAAACCAAAGAAGCCATTAACGGTGAAAAACGCCCAGATGAATATCCGGTATGGCGTGATAACGGTTGGCTGATTGCCACACCAGGTGAATCTACCGATTACAAACGCATTCAGCGTGATATTGAAGATGCCCATATCAAGAATCCGTTCTATGAAATTGGGCACGATCCATATCATGCGGAGCAATTGACCGCAAATCTACTGGATGAAGGTGTCAATGTCGTTGAAGTGCCGCAAAAAACTGAGCATTTAAGTCCTGCCATGCGCTGGATTGAAGTGCTGATGGCAGAAGGTCGTTTTCATCACTGTGGTGATCCGGTGTTTACCTGGTGTGCAACTAACGTTGTGGTGAAAGAAGACGCTAAGGAAAATATTTTCCCGCGAAAGATTTCATCTGCAAAAAAGATTGATGCCATGGTGGCAATCATCATTGCTGCATCACGTGCACGTTTTCATGATGATGAATCGGTATTCGAGTTGGTACCAGGTGAAGACAATGGAAATATTGATGACTGGCTGGATGACATGATTAAGGTAGCGAAGCGATGAGTAAAAAACGCGATAAACCAAAGATTCGTGATAAAACAAATCGCGATAAGCTCAAGGTGCGGGGAACCGGACCAATGCAAGATAAAACAGGGACGACTATTGTAGATCGTCCCCGTTCTAGTTTTAAAACTGCTAAACCGGTGTCATTTGATAGTGCAATGACACTTAGTGCAGTTTTTGCATGTGTCAAAATTCTGACTGAATCTGTGGCCACTTTGCCATTGCAGATGTATCAGCTGAATACGGATGGTACCCGTACTTTGGTTAAGGATCATGATGTAATCCGGCTTTTGTATAACAAGCCAAACCGCTACCAGACGCGAGTTGAATTTTTTGAACAGTTAATGCTGAACCTGGTGGCAGGGAATGCTTATATCAAAAAGGATTTTTCAGGTAAAAAACTGGTCAGCTTGCAGGTCATCAACTCTGGATCTGTAGATCCGAGTATTCGTGATGATGGTGCTCCATTGTACAAATGCAAAATTGGCAATAAAACAGTTGAATATACGGATAAGGAAATCTGGCATATCAAATTATTTGGTACCGGTTTCGTTGGAATGTCACCAATTGCTTATGGTGCTCAGTCTATTGGTGTTGGGCTTGCCGGAGTAGAAAAGACATCACGCTTAATGTCAAACGGTGCCAAACCGACTGGGGCATTAAAAACTGATAAATATCTCAAGAAAGAACAGCGCCAAGCCTTACGTGAAGAACTGGATATCCTGATCAATGGTGATGACGGAGATCTGGCCGTACTCGAAGGCAATATGCAATTCGAGCAAATTAGTTTGACTCCAGAAGATCTTGAACTGATTGAAATTCGAAAATTATCAGTTGAAGAGTCCTGTCGTTATTTCGGTGTCAATCCGATCCTGATTTTCAGTACAGATTCGAGTACGACTTGGGGTAGCGGTATTGAACAGCTGGTTGATGGCTTTCATAAATTTGGATTACGTCCATATCTGGAACGTATTGAAGAAAGTGCCCGTATTCACTTATTGCAAAGACATGAATGGGATGAATATGAGTTCGAATTCAAGACCAAAGAATTGTTGAGAGCTTCTTATCTTGAGCGAATCAAATCGAATAAAGATCGAATCCTGTCAGGTCAAGCAAGTCCTTATCAAGTTCAAATGGAAGAGGGTGAAGTCGCGGATAAAAATTCTGACTTTATTTTGGTTCCTGTGAATATGACTACTGCTGAACGTATGAAAGAAGGTACTTATGGAGCGAAAGCTGATGAAAAATAAACTGCATGTGCGGAATAAGTTTTCGCCAAATATACCGAAAGTGCATTGTCGCCGAATGCCTGTCGTTGCAGAGAACTTACGTTTTATCAATAAAGATGAAAAAACAGGCGTTGTGAAAGTGAGTGGTTATGCAGTCAAGTGGGATTCCATTAACTATCACGGGGAAAAGTTCATCCGTGGTGCTTTTGCTGAAGTCTGTGCTGCTTTTGCTGCAGGAACCAAGAAAATTCACGCTTATTACAATCATGGCTGGCGTTTATGGTATGTCGATGCCCAGCTGGCCATGCGAATTGGTAAATATACGGTCTTAAAGGAAGATGATACCGGTCTTTATATTGAGCTGGAATTTACACCAGGATTGGCTATTGCTGAAGATGTTGCAGCCATGGTTCGCCATGGAACAGTAGATGGTTTTTCAATTGCATTTTATCCAGTAGGTGATTTGGACTATGACGATAAAGGCACACACGTTGAGATCCGTCGCGCTGATATGTATGAAATCAGTGTGGTAGATGAACCCTCTGACGATGCAGCACGTGTCATCAATGATGCCACGATTCAGGCCATTAATTCGGATGATGATGCTGAAGAGTTATTACGTTCCCTGGGCCTACACGGTGACTATTCGAAAAAGCTGATTGCACGTTTAACCGATGTGCATAAGCCACAAGAAGATCCACCACCAAAAACTGAACCTAAAGCAGATCTTTTTGCATTTCTAGATAACCACTGATCTGAACATTTAACTTAAAACATAGCCCGCATTTTTGCGGGTTTTTCATTTTCTATGCATGGAAAAAACTATGAAAGCACTTTCAAAAAGCACGATGGCAGTAGCAATTTCAACTATGGCCAATCAAAACCCTGCTCCTTTAAAGGGTCTACTTACCCGTGATACAGCACAATTGGATCAGTTAGCGATTCAACTGCGTGACCGTGTAAGCCAAATGGATACCTTGCTTGAGCGTTATCGCGACCGTTTATCTGCTCTGGATGAATTACCAGATGATTTGAAAAAAGATCTGGAAGAGCGCTCGAACAAAATTAAAGAAGTTGCCGGCCAGGTTGAAGAAATCCAGCAACAATTGGTGGATGGAGTTCATGAGCGCAACAAAGGCCAGCAAGATACCATCGCTGCAGCCCTGATCCGTAACAAGGATGCAGTCGATTATGCCAAAACGATGCACACCCGTAGCGGCAATAAAAAAGATGCAGTGGTATTTGAAGGGCTGAATGCGCGTAATGTGATTACCTTAGGCGGTATGGGTACCAATGCGGTTTTTGCACAAAACGATTTGAATCGTACTGCACGCGCCATGCCTTTATCTGTCATTGATTTGATTAACTGGGGAACCACACAGGAAGCGGTTGCTTACTTCTTGCGTGAATCCACTTATGAAATCATGGCTGATATTGCACCAGAGAACACTGATAAACCTGAATCTGATTTCGAATTCGGTGTAATCAGCTTAAACGTTGGTGTGATTGCGCATTGGATTCGTGCATCGAAACAGGTTTTAGCAGATATGCCGGCATTGGCAAACTATCTCGAAACCCGTATGGCTTATGGTGTTCGTTTTAAACTTGAATACTATGTCGTAAATGGACATACACCAGCACAGGGCCAGCAAAAAATCTTTAGTGGACTGCTTGAGCCTTTAAACCATCAATCAGTGACAGTTGATGCTACTGATACAGCAATTGATGTCCTCAACAAAGCAAAATATGAAGCTGCAGCATCTTATGTGTTACCAGATTCAATTCTGTTGAACCCGAAAGACTGGGGTGCAATTGAACGTATTAAAGGTACCGATGGTCATTACATCTTTGGTGCACCTGGTGCTGCTGTTCAGCCTGTACTTTGGGGCTTGCCAGTTGTATTTGCTGCGTCTATGCCAGAAGGTAAATACTGGGTCGGCAACTTGGCACTTGGTTTCGATGGTTTGATTCGTGAAGATGTCAATATCACGGTATCAACTGAAGATGGTAATAACATCACGAAAAACCTTGTCACTATTCTTGCCGAAATGCGTGCAGCCGGTGCTGTAGTTCTTCCTGAAGCATGTGTTGCTGGTGATCTTCCAGAAGTCGTTGATCCAGTCGAAGATCCAATCATTCCTTAATTGATTAATGTCAAAAAAGCCCTCATTTGAGGGCTTTTTTATACCTCTTTTCCCGTCAAAAAAAGGCTATTTTCATGAGCGAAGAACTGGTCACACTTGAAAGCGCAAAGTTTCAATTGCGTGTGCTGCACAATCGTGAAGATGCACATATTCGATTGCTCATTAAAGCAGCTTTAAAACATATCGAAAACTTCCTGGATAAACCTCTGGTGGATGTTTGTGTAGATGGTGTGCTGCCTGAAGATCTGCAATATGCAGCCCTGCTGATTATTGGCGACCTCTATAACAACCGGGAATCTCAAGTGGTTGGCACCATCATGACCACCAATAAAACCCTGGAAAACTTGATGATGTCTTACCGCAAAATGGGAATTTAATATGTCAAAGCGTTTAATAAAAAAAGCATCAATGCATTCAATTATTGCTCAAGAAAATGCATTGAAAAAGGTTTTGGTTTTTCAAGAGAAGATGAGAGAAGGCGAAGTTGTAGTTTCAAAAGGCTGTATCAATGAGCTTCTTGCCGATATTGAACATGATCTTAAGGAATCACTCGATTGGACAGCTGGTATTCATGAGCTGGGAGACTAACATGCCAAGAACATTCTTAGAAAAATTTGCATGTTCAACTGCTGCTGTATTGGCAGATGTTGTAAATAAGCATGCAGAGCGCAAAGGTTTAGAAATTTTAAGCATTAGCATAAATGTGGACAAAGAAGCCCGATACAAATACGAAGCTATTGTTTTGTTTGAAAAGCCTGTGGTTTTTGAAATGCAAATGCCGAACATCATTTCAGGTCCTGCAATTTCATCCAGTCAGTAAAAATGGGAGCAGGTGAGCCATGAGAACAGGACAACTTAATCACTTCCTCATCATTCAGCGTGAAAACTCTACTCGTGCAACTGATGGATCTGGAGACCGGAACAAAAGCTGGAGCAACGAATTTGATGTGTGGGGTGATATTGATGCACTCAGTGGACGCGATTACATTGCAGCAAAAGCACAGCAGAACATGATTAGTCATCGAATCAGTATTCGTTACTCAGATATTCCGCCTGGCTTCGAATGGCCAGGTTGCCGGATTGAATCTGAAGGTGTGATTTATAAAATTAATGCTGCCTTACCAGATAATCAAAATGGCAAACAATGGATCACCTTGATGTGTGAGTCGGGGAGTGCAGTATGGGCATAAAAGGACTGGAAGAAGCCATCGAAAATATGGCTAAACTGCGTCGTGGTACCCAAAACAAGATTGTCGCAAAAGCTTTACGTAAGGGTATGGTACCAGTACGTGAGGAAGCAAAAAGAAATGCCAAGCAAATTGATGATCCTGAGACCCGAGAAAAGATCTGGCGCAACATACGCATCGAAAAGAAAAAGAAATTGCCCAAAGGTGAAATTGGCTATGGGGTTGGTGTGTCCGGTGGAGGAAAAAAAGGGGGTAAAGGCCCTGGTCTGGATACCTTCTATTGGTGGTTTGTCGAGCTAGGCACTTCTAAAGTAGCTGCTGATCCGTTCATGCGTCGGGCATTTGAAGCAAAAAAATCTGAGGCGGAAAATATTGCAGCTGAAGAAATTAAGCAGGGGATTTATCAGGAGTTGACCCGATGATCATTTTACCACTTGAAGAATTCTGTCTTAAAGATCCTTTGCTGGTCCAGTTACTTTCAGATCAGGACGGATTAAAGCTATTCGAATTCGATCCAGATATCGAAGTTAGTACTCCCTATGCCACCTGGCAGATTATTCATGCATCGGGTGATGAAAACCTTTCCGGTGTTTCTGAAATGGATGAAGTTCTGCTGCAAATCGATATTTATGGCAAGAATAAAGCTGAAAATCGCCAGATTGCCAAATTGATACGCAAAGCAATTGAAGAAGATTGCCAGGTTGAAAACTTCACTGGAAATATACGTGAAACGGATACCAATCTGTTTCGAATTAGCCTGGAAACCAGATGGTTTGAATAATTTTTAAAATCATACGTGACCGCCCGTTTTGGCGGTTTTTCTTTTTTTGGAGTAAAAAATATGGCTCGTCGTACACAAGGCAGCGCGATGTGGATGGTGGTTCCTAAAACCTCTAATCCAGAAACATTCGAACTGATTAAGATCGGGGCACCTAAAGATCATAAACCGGGAACCGATACCAAGGAAAAGCTGGAAATTACCGATCTTGAGGAAGAGTATTCTAAAAAGTATCTGGATGGTGGTGGCTTATCTGATACCGGTACTGCAACTTTCTCTATTCTTGCTGATCCTAAAAACCCTGCACATCAGCGTTTATTTAGCATGGTGGCATCTGGTGAAAGCGCAACATTTATCCAGGGCTGGCCAGGTGAGAAGCGTGGTTCAGTAGTCCACATTGCACCAGTAGTAGATGAAGCTTCAGGTGAAGTTACTCTGAGTAATCAACGTACCTGGACCAAATACAAAGCATATGTAGACAGCTTTCCGCTGGATATTGATGCAAACAGTGTTGTTCAGACAACTGTCACTTTACAGCGACAGACTGCTCCAGACTGGGTTTGGGAAACTGAAGCACCTCAAGCACCAGTTGGACCTTAATTTAGGTATTTTTAGACCCTGCTTTCGAGCGGGGTTTTTTATTAAATTCTTAAAATAAAGCAGGAAAAAGATGAAAAAATTAAATCCACTTGAGCTTAAAACGCACGTTGATCAAACCAATGCAGAAAGAGCTATTCTGAAAGACGTTGTCTTTGTAGAAAATGGCGTTGAAGTTGTTGGCCAGATCTATGTGAAAAAGGTCAGCTATAAAGATTTACGTGAAATTGAAAAATCATTCAACTGGTTACCAGATGAAGAAGATCCTGGAATGCTGACTCTACAAGATATTGATGAATTGCGTCTGCGTTCTGCCCAGATCCTTGCCACAGTCTGTGTGGACGAAAAAGGCACCCCATTTTTTAAAGATATTGATGAAGTCCTGCATTCCTATATGAATATGTGTAAGGCAATGTGGTCCGTATCCAATGAAGTCAACCTGTTTGTGGGAAAGTTGACGACGAAGAGTTCGACGAAAACGAAATCTTCGCGGAACTCGCGATCCAAGGCATCTGCGGAAACAGCATTGAATCCGTCCGAAACAACATCACTCAATGGGAATTTGCCTACTGGCGAGAATACCGGAGACGACGCGGAAGCCTGAATTGGGGCTTGCGCTTTGAAGAAGTTCTGGCACAGCTAAAGTTGATGTTTGCACAGTCTAAAGGTGCTGAAAATCCAGATATTTACAATTATTTGCCGCATTTTGATAAGCCTGAACTTTCTGCCCGTGAAGCTTATGAGCAGTTTTGGAAGGAATAATCAGGCATTAGCTTGATTTTTTTTCTCATCGCTGCGTATATTCTAGGCATTCATTGGGGGATATCATGAAAAAACTGGTTTTTATAGTGGCATGTCTATCCAGTATGCCTACGTGGTCAGCATCAAAAGATATTGATCAACACTGTCGTAAATATTTGGAACTGGCTGAAGTCATTATGGATGCCAGACATAATGGTGTGCCATTTTCTAAGGCTTTAGAATTTAATGACCAGGTTAATAAAAAGTATAAAGATGAACTGATGGAATCTATTATGCGTGCCATGATTATAGATGCTTATGAACAACCTATTTTTCATACTGAAAAGTATCAATTTGAACAACGTGAAAAATTTGCATCCAAATATTATCTTGGTTGTATTGAAGCCTTAAAATGAAATAAATTTTACAAATGCCACCCAAATGGGTGGTTTTTTTACGCCTGGAGTTTTGTGTATGTCTAAGTCAATCGGTGTTCTAACACTGGATCTGGTAGCACGTACTGTTGAGTTTGATCGTAACTTGCAGCGTTCTCAGCAACAAACCAGAACTTCGGGTACTGCTATGGCCGCTGATTTACAGCGTGTTGAAGTGCAGGCCAATAGTACAGGCGAATCTGTAAAGGCCTTGGGTAATACGATTAAGGCTGCCGCTGCTGCTTATATTACTACTAACTTGATTCAGCAAGCCGATGGCTATACCCAAATGGCAGCTCGTGTACGAAATGCCACTTCCAGTCTGTCTGAATATCAAACAGTACAAGATCATTTATACCAAACCGCACAGGGAACTTTCCGTAACCTGGCAGAAGCTCAGGAAGTATTTCTGGCCAGTTTTGGTGGCCTAAAAGAGGCGGGTTATAACACTCAGCAGGTTCTGGCCATTACAGATTCACTATCTTATAGCTATGTACATAATGCAGCATCTGCTGAAAAAGCTGCATCGGCAACCGCTGCTTATGGCACGGTGATCGATAAAAACCGTGTTGAAGCTGATGCCTGGTATTCGCTAATTGCAGCTGCACCTAACCTGTTAAATGATATTGCGTCTGCAACTGGTAAAAGCACCAAAGAGATTCGTGCTTTAGGTGCGGAAGGCAAGTTGGCAGCCAGTGATTTACATGCAGGTTTATTAAAGTCCCGTGATTCCAATAAAGCGCTTGCTGACAGTATGGAAAACAGTTTGGCTGATGGCGTTACCAAGGCTACGAATGCAATTCAGCGCTTTACTGGTGAACTGAATATGCAGTATGGCGTAACAGCCAAGGCTGCAGATGCATTTGGCTATATGGCTGACAATATTGGTCTTGTTGCAGGTACTGGTGCAGTATTTGCAGTTGGGGCATTAACAACAGCTATTGTGAATAAAACTGTTGCCCTAAAAGCTGAAATTATCGCAGGGATTGAAGCACGTCAGGCAGCAGTGGCAAATGCAGCAGCACAAATGCAGGCGCTGGCTGCTGAGTCCTTACGCATGCGTCAGCAGGCTGCATTGGCAGCGACTGAAGTTAATTTGGCCCGTGCAGAATATAATGCGGCGATGACAGCAAATGCCCGTGCTGCTGCAATTCAGCGTCTGACCTCTGCAGAAATTGCCTTGAATATTGCAACTAAGGCCAGCACTCAGGCCACAGCAGCATACACAGGTGCTCAGACTGCAGCAGCAGCTGCAACCACTGGTTTGGCGCGTGCCAAAGCAATGGCCTTGGGTGTGCTTGGTGGACCGGTTGGTTTAGGTGTGACGGTTGCGACTGTGGCAGCTGGCTACCTGTTGTTGAGTGACAATGCCAAAGAAAACACCCAGTCTTTGCGAGAAAACAATGTCTCTGTGGATGACGCAATTTCCAAATATCGTGAACTGAATGCAACCAAGCAGGCAGGTCAAATGGTAGAGGAGCGTAATAAACTTGAGGAACTTGAAAAGCAATATAAAAAGACTGAAACCGCTTTGGCAGTTTATGCCACAGGTATGGATCGCAATAATGACTTCATAAGTCAGTCTCAGCTGGAACTTGAAAAGCTGTTTAAGGAGTATCAAAAAACTGGAGACCTTGACCGGTTCACTCAAAGTGTTCAGGCATCTGGAAAAATTACACAGGTTGCCAAAGATGAAGTGGCTGGTCTGGCCACTAGAGTCAGTGATGCAGGAACTGAGGCTAAGACCCAAAAGCAATTTATAGAGCAGCTGGGGACTGGCATAAAGAAAGTGGGTGATGAAACTAAAAAGACTGCTGCTGAAATGGCTGGCATGACAGATGAACTTGAAAAACTTCTCAAACAGGGCAAGTCCGATACTTTTAAAAATAACTATATTGCTGACATGGTCGGTAAATATAACTTCGATCCGAAATATGCAGAAATGTTATTTGAGGCCCGTAAAGCCAGTGGCTTAAAAGGAAATCAGGCGCTTCCTGCTGAAGTTTATCAAGACTTGCGAAAACAGTTTGAATCTGAACAGCGCTTAAATGGCCTTCTTGATGAGCGAAATAAAATGCTTAAACAAGAAGCCAATCAGCTTAATGTGAATGCTAAGGTTCGTGCCAATGCTGATAAATATAACTTTGCTGGAATCGAGCAGAAATATCAGCTTCCAGCCGGAACTCTCTCTGCCATTCATATGATTGAATCACGTGGTAATGCCAAAGCTTACAACAAGCAAACTGGCGCTAGTGGTGGATTCCAATTCTTGGATGGTACCGCAAAGCAATATGGTGTAAGTGACCGCAACAACTTGCAGCAATCCGCTGAAGGTGCAGCAAAATATATAAATTATCTTCTCAAGCTATTTGATGGAAATTTAGAAAAAGCTGTACGTGCATATCATGCAGGAGAGGGCAACGTTCAGAAAGGAACTAATATTGGTAAATACAACAATCAATATTGGAAAGATTTTAAAGGTTATATGGGAGGTGAAGCTGGCTCTACTGTCAGCGAGTGGCAGAAATATGCTACTGACTTTTTAAAGCTGCAGGAAGAGCAGGCCGAGATGCGTAAGCAGCTTGAGCTTGATGTTGCAAATGAAGTCACCCGTATCCGTTCCGATCTGACCGACAAGATCAGTGAAATTGAAAAGGCAGGCTTTGGACCTGAACGTCAAAAAGAACTGATTGCTGAACATACTGCCCGGGCTGAAAATGAAATTGCTGTACAAGAGCAAGCATTGAAAACCAGGCTGGATGACTACAACAGTTATTTGCTCACTGAAGAAGAGTTGATCAAACAAAGTTATGCACGTCGCCAGTTCGATGTGCAGCATGATTTAAGTCTGACCAAGACACAACGGAACCAAGCATCCGAAGCCTTGCGCAAGCAAATGGTTTATGAGCTGGATCAAAACCGTATTGCTGAAGAAAAAGATTTGCTCCAGATCCGCAAGAAATGGATCAGTTCTGCTGAATATGCTTCTCAGTATTATCAGCTGGTACGTGATGAGATCGAGTCGACCGCAAGCTATACACCTAATCAGAAAGCTATGCTGTTACAACAGTCGCAGTTTGAGTACGGTGAAGAACGTAATACTGTTGCGGAAAACTATCGTCGAGTTACGAATGGCGGTATTGATACTTCTTTGGAAGACCGTTTTAAAGATGAGCAGGATGCTATTTTAGAGGCGTATGAATGGGAACTGATTACTCATGAAGAGTTTAGGTCCCAGATGATTGCAGCTGAAGAGCGCTACTATAATGCCAAAGCACAATTAGGCCTTGAATCCATGGCTGGCATGATGGGTGGCTGGGCGGATGTCTTTAAAAATGTCTTGGGCGAATCATCTGGTTTTTATCATGCAGCTTTTGCTTTAGAGAAAAGTTTTGCTGTGGCTAAAGCAACACTGAATGCACCGCTGGTTTATACCCAGACGTATGCAGCTTTAGTGGGTATTCCATTGATTGGTCCATACATTGCAAAACCTGCAGCAATTGCTGCAGCTGGTTTGCAGATTGCCCAGGCGGCAACTGCAGGCAGCGTGGCATTTGCAACGGGTGGTCTGGTTCGTGGCCCTGGTACCGGTACCAGTGATTCAATTCCTGCACGGTTGTCTGATTATGAGTATGTTGTAAAGGCTTCTTCGGTACAAAAGATTGGTGCATCCAATCTGGACTATATCAACCGAACTGGCCAGCTGCCGCAACAAAGTAATGCTTTGGTGCCGAATGTAGGTAGTGGATTGCAATCAGTGCAGCCTACAGCTACAGCACCACAGGTCATTGATAACCAGTTATCAGTAATTATGGTCAAAGATATGGATGAGGCTAAGAACTACAAGTCATCAAAGGAGTTTGAAAAAGCGGTTCTTTACCACATGAAACGAAATCGTAATGCTCTTGCATAAGCTCACTTCGGTGGGCTTTTCTTTTATCTCATGAGGACAAAATGAAAGTACAAACCAAATATGGTGATGCAGTTGTATTGGCACAATGTCCTTTACTCATCTCTACGGAACGTCTGGAATGGCTGACTGAAGTGCATGAAAGCTTTGGTGGTGAGGAAATCCGTCATCCTTTACGTGATGCTCCGCGTCAGGTACTGAAATTCGAATACGCTGCATTCAAAAAAACATTGGGCGATATGTTTCATATGGTCTGGGCACATATGAGTGATCTTTGGGCCATTCCATTGAAACAGATCTCTTTGGCGGTACCAGATACAGATGGTGATTTCATCCTGTTTGATACAGCAAATTTGGCCACTCATTTATTTGTGGGCGGGTATGCACTGATTGAAACATCTGCTGAGCAGCAGGTGGTAGAGATCACCGATATCGGGCGCTATGTGATTATTCAGGAAGAGATCCGGGACCCGGATACAGATGAAATTATCCAGGAGCTGGAAACTGAATATCAGGACGGCTTTCGTATTTCAAAAGAAATAAATGTGCTGGATGCAAAAATTTCACCTTTGCGGATTTGTGAGCTGACAGATGATATCAACTTAACTGTTCGCAATAAGATGGTGAATTACGGGATTGAGTTTCATGTCCTGGCAGAAGATTCACCAATTTATGAAGCAACCGTTCCAGCACAATACCAGGGCTATGATTTTTACAGCATTCCATTGTTGTTGGATGGGACATCTCTAGGGATGCGGCTGCATAAACAACAGACTCGTGTCGATGGGGATGTAGGTGGTTTTAAAACCTATAGTCATTGGAAAAAACCTCGCTATGAAAAAAAGCTGAACAGCTTCATTTTTTCAAAACAGCACTATCTGGACTATTACCAATTTCTGTACAGACGTTCAGGCCGGTACCGCGAGTTTTGGCAGCCATTGTATGAGAAACATTTAAATATTTTGAATACGGGCAACATCACTACCAGCTTAAGCACGAACACAAAATACATTGTTGAGGCTGATCGAAAGCATATTGCAGTCAAGCGCCAGGATGGCACCTGGTCAGCGCATGAGATTACCGGCAGAACTGGTGGCTCACTCACGGTTTCACCGGCAATTAATGCACAGCGTAGCCAGATTAAATCGATCTGTTATTTAGGCTTGTATCGGTTTGACTCAGATCATATTGAATTTCAGTTTTTAGGGGCGGGGAGAGCACGAACCAGTGTTCAAACTGTGGAGATTGATAACTAATGGCACGTTCAGAACTTTATCAATTTAAACATGGGGATAAGCAGTGGTTTTTTACCAGTGCACGTAAATCGATTACTCACAATGAAATTACGTATTACCCGGTGCGCGGTTTAAGTCGTGGAAATATTGAAGATGCCGACATCGATAAGTGTGAAGTTGAGCTGACTTTTCCGCATCCATATCCACTATTCAATGATGCAGATGACAGCTTTACTCAGGTGTTCTTAAACAAGATCTATCTGGAATCGGTGTATTTCACCTTAATCGAACTGGATGGATCTGAATCGCTGGTGCTGTTTAAGGGCCGGGTGACACAGCCAAAGTTTGATGACCGTGATAACACCATGACACTGGTTTGTTCGACTGCAGAAAGCTTTATGCGTCGCAAGATTCTGACGCGTAAATATCAGCGTACCTGTCCAAATACAATTTATGACAAGTACTGCGGCCTTGATTTTAACGAATGGTCATTTGATGTGACCGTGACTGCGATCAATGGCCTTAGTGTGGCTTTTACGGTGAATCCGAATCAAGTCAAGGACGAGGAAGGCAATCTGGTATTTGAGCAGATCCCGGTACTCGACGAGCTAGGCCAACCTGTTCTGGATGAGCTAGGCAATCCGACTTTTGAGAATAGTGATCCGGTGATGGAAATCAAATCATACGCACCTGGCTGGCTGAATCGCGGTGTGCTTAAAAAGAATGGAGTCTTTACCTTTATTGTAGGTAATGGCGTAAATGGCAGTATTCAGCTGTATCGCCAACATATCGATTTAAAAGTCGGTGATGTAGTGCGAGTGGCACCAGGCTGTGATCAGTCCATAAAAATGTGTCATGAAAAATTCAACAACCATAAACGCTTTGGTGGCCATCCAAATATGCCGACCGAAAACCCGTTAGAAACTCAGTTGATTAAGTAGGATAAAAATGGATATTGATATTTTATTGGCTGGTTTTGATGCAACTCAGTTGCAGCACATGGGTGCTGTAATTCCGCTGATTGCGTGGGCTATTGGTGCAGCCATTATCTCTGTAGCCGTTGGTGTTTATACCTTTCTGCAAATGCGCAAGATGCAGAAGAAAAACCGACCCAAGCCTAATCAGCTGGATGGCACCATTGCAGATGAGGGTACTTCTTTTTGTGACATTGCAGGTAGTCCGCATGTTCATGCCAATATTACGGATATTTGGGATAAGTCAACTCAAGCCATTAAATCTAAGTCGGGTAAGAAATGAAAATTTATATGTCTGATATTCGAAAAGCAAAAATGTGTTCTAGTGGAACTCGGGCCTTTTTTTTGCGTCAAGGTTGGGATTGGCAAGACTTCTTAAAGAATGGTCGTGATGCTCAGGATTTCATAAACACAAATGATGCAATGGCTTTGCAGGTAGTAGAGGTGGCGAGAAATGGGAAAAAGTAGTTCGCAGGTTGTTGGGTATCGTTACTACGCCAAATTTGCAGCATTCATTGGCAATAGAATCGAGAAGTTAATTGCAATTAATTTTGATAATCGTGGGTGGCATGTACGAAGACCAGGCGAGCCTGAACCAAATTTAGCAGTATCCGCGCCAAATCTTTACGGTGAAAATGAGGGCGGTGTTGTTGGGGTGATTGATGTTTTTATTGGACACCCAGATCAACAGCCGAGTGAGGCGTATCAGCAATATTTACCGCTAGTTTCAGGCTATCCATATCAGTCATATTTGGTATTTCGTAGCGGCGCAAACAATGGTGGCTTCTACCTCGGCAACTCAGGCTATATGAAAGAGATGCTGCTTTGGGTGAAGCGTACGCGCGTTAGAAATGACGGTCGTGGGCAGTGGTATGGGGTGCGTGGGGATGGGGCGGTTGTTTGTGAGATTGGGGCATATGATTCAAAAGATCCAATTACAATAGAAAACCCACTATTTGCGCCATGGCTTTATGAAACTAAGACATATAAAAACAATGAAATTATTTTTAATTACACAGATTCAGGTTCTAAATCTCTAAATAAATTACCGCAGGAGCTATTTAAAGTCACCGGCTCGGGCGCTGATTCTGCTGGGAATACCAGAAATGACATAACACTTTCAGCTTTTTTAAATGCAAAGCTTCCTTATGATGTGGTTTTTAAAATAAATTTTGAAATAATTGTTTCTGGTATTGATCGCTTTTTTGGCGTAACAAAAGGTGAAGTTCTATCAGAAAAATATGATTTTATCGAAGATTTACCTATAAATAATGCACTTAATAATGAGGGGGTTAGAAAAAAATATTCTGCTGAAATTATCGTATCAACAAAATTTTTCAATGAATTTGAGTTTAATGTAAAGGCAATTGGCGCTCACCCATACCAATATTATACTGGTGTCGATGTTGTTTATGCTATTCAAGCATCAATGTTGAATGTTGTTTTTGAAGTATATTCAAATAAAATTCAATCTCCATTTAGTAATGGTGCTTACGACATTAATCCAATTCATAAAATTCGTGAAATTCTCACAGACGACACAGCAATGGGGAAACCTGAATCTGACGTGAGTGATGCGAATTTTATGAAAGCTGCTGATCGAATTTATGATGAGGGCTTGGGTATTTCTTGGGCGATTGATGAAAAATCCTGCATTGATGCAATTGAAGAGCTCTGCTACCACATTGAAGCCGGCATCCGTGTTAACCGTCAAACTGGTTTGTATGAAATGGTTTTATTTCGTGACGATTGGTTTGCTGAAGATGAAATTCACACTATTACTGAAAACAAGATTAAGGATTTATCGCTTGAAGTCATGAATAGTGACGACATTGTAAATCAATTGAATGTCACATATTACGACCGTCAGCGTATCAAAAATTCAACTTTTTCAGTTTATGAAAATGGCTCTATTTTAACAATGGGTCATGCGAATGCCGAGTCTGTTGAGTTCCCATATTTCATGAATATGCGCAATGCTGAGATCGTGGCGAACTGGAAGTTAAAACAGTTCTCTACTCCCGCATGGTCGGGCAGTTTTACAACTGGCTGGAAAGAAGCTCGTAAATGGAACCGTTACGACCTGATCCGCTTGCCATGGTCTAAGAAATGGGAAGGCACAATCCTTGTTCGTATTATGAAAATCAATTTAGGCAACGGTACTGACAACACTGTGACCATTGATTTTGAAGAAGTGATTCCATACTCAGGAGAAATGAATACCAGTATTGTTGTTGATGCTCCTGTTGACTCTGGCCCACAGCCACCACAACCAAGCGCTAATACAATATTTGAAGCTCCATATTATCTAACTGTGCTTCGTGCCGGCCAAACAAATACTGATTTAGAGTTATCTAATAATCCAGATATTGGCTATGTCGCAGCAATCGCAGCAAAACCGCAAAACAACTCATTGAATGCGCTTCTATACACAGATGGCGGAGTGGGTGAATTTGAGCAAGTTTCTCGCCTTGATTACTGCGATATTTTACAGCTTGATCAGCCGATTATTGAAACCACTTCATCATTCACTGTCACCGGCTCACTAACTCAAATAGCAAACTCAAATAATTTGATCTTGTTAAATGATGAATTGATGGGGTTTGTGAGCTTTGATGATGCAACAAAAGTCCTAACTGTTAAGCGCGGGGTGTTGGATACTGTGCCGAAAAAACATAGTAGTGGCAGCTTATTTGTATTTGATTTGCCGGATGTGGCTTTTGACTCAACGCAATATGCACAAAGTGAAGTTGTTGAGGCCCAAGTTTTAACAACAACGCCGAGCGGAGTTCAAGAGTTAACTGCAGGTACGGAAGTTGAAATTCAAGCGCGAGCAATACGACCTTATCCACCCGCTAATGTAAAAATTAATGGTGAATATTGGCTAGAAGAAATTGAGACAGATTTTATCATCACATGGGTTGATCGTAATCGTCTGCAACAAACAGGCGGCACACCGCTGAGCTGGTTTGATAATGGTGTGGCAATTGAGCCAGGTACTCAAACTCACTTAATTCTAACGCAATTAGATGGAAACCAAATCGAATTAGCAACTTCGAATGCGAATGTAACAGGTGCAACGAGTTATACAATGCCGATTTCAGCAATGCAGGCTGATACTCGATTTGTGAAAATCACATTGAAAACTTTGCGAGATGGTTATGAGTGCTTACAGCCGTTTGAATACACTGTTGAGTTATCACAATTCTTCTCAGCACCTTACAATTTAACAGTTGAGTATCGAAATGACTGATAGATTAGTTTCAAATTGGGATTTAGAGGGTTTTGTGGATGAGCAGAGATATTACTGCTCTGAAACACCAATTGATCCGCTAAGTCCACCCACACCAAAAGCTGTTTTAGCTGGTGATGTGCGAACATATATAGATAGTAATATCGAAGTCGGTAAAACATATTATGTTGCGGTTGGATCTGTGAAAAATGGTGTTGAAAAGTTTGGTGATGAAATTATTGTAACAACTCTTCAATCTATATTTATAGATGCAAGTAGTGTTGCGAACACAACATCAACACAAAGTTTAACTTTGAGTGCACCAATAGCTCAGATAGGGGATATGATTTGCGTTGCACTAGTGGTTCGGAGTGATAGAAGTATAACTGCGCCCCCTGGATTTGTATTAGTTAAATCGATTGTTGTCGGCAATCCAAGCTTTAGCGCATCACAAAAATTAAAGCTAAATATATATAAAAAACAGTATCAAAACGAGAATAGCTACACATTTGCACAAAGTGTATCTGCGGCAATACAGGGGGTAATTTTTTCTGTTAGAGATGCGGATATAATTAATGTTGCAACAAACATATTTGGAGGAAGTTTTAATTATCAAAAGGTAAATGCGTCAAGTAGCTTCATTGTATTGTCAGTTGCAAATTCGTTCGGCGGCAACGCAGCTGCAGAACAAGAATCACTTGATGCACTAGACACAGCGCAAGCTGGCTTTACTGCATTAGCACAAAGCTTTTATCACACAGGGTCATCTAACGATCAATATTATTACTTTATTAAAGCAATAAAGTCAGATCCAACGCAACTACAAAACTTGAGTCTAAGTTATAGCTCACTACAGTCAACATCTGGAGTATTTTTTCAGTCGATAACAATTATTGAGATTAATTAACTGCAAGCAATTTATAGCACCTTTTTAGGTGCTTTTTTATTGCCAAAAAATAGGGGTATGTATGACTAAAGGGGATGTATATGGACTTTCTTAGTCAAGTATTGGAAAGCATAAAGAACCATTCACACATCCTTTTTACAGGTGTGCTGGGTGCAACTTTTGGCTTTCTATTAAGCAAGGAGCCAACTCGGGATCGCTGGATAGGATTCTTTGCTGGCTTTATTTTATGTGTGGTCTTTGCTGAGCCAGCAAGCTTGTTTCTTGCAAATGGCAAGTACCCTGAACTATTTGGTTTTGTCTTGGGTGCTGCTGGTAAGAGTACAGCTGAAGCATTATTAAGTTTGGCTCGATCAAGACTTCTTGGTTTAGTCAAAAAGGAGAATGAAGATGCTGCTAATCATAAGTAAGACGGCATTGGTATTATTTCTGATTTCGTTTGGAGTCATGGTATTTCATCCAAAAATTCAACTGCCAAAGCACATTGATTTTCTTTTGATGCTTTCAATTATTTTTGGAGTGGCACTCTTTGTAAAAGACGACTACTCACCCAGTCCCGCCGGAACACTTTTTTACACCACAGTAAGCATTGTATTTGTACTCTTCACTCGACAGCTTTATATCTGGGGGAAAGAAGGTGCACGTCCTAAATTTTTTAATACGGATAAAGATAATGAATAAGAAATTAACTACTGCACAGATAGGAGCTCAAGCAAAAAATCTAGGCATAGAGATTGCGGCCCTACGAGCAGTAATTGAAGTTGAGTGTAAAGGCTCAGGTTTTAATTCTGATGGGACGCCAGTCATTTTGTTTGAGCGCCATGTATTTCGCCAGCGACTGATTGCTAATAAACGTGATTTAGACTTAGCGTTAGCTATGCGAGAACGTCCAGACCTATGTAATAAATCTGCAGGTGGATATGGTTTATATTCTGCGCAACATGGACGCTTAAATGCAGCAGCTCAATATCATCGTGATTCTGCACTGGAGTCTGCCTCATGGGGTATTGGTCAAGTCATGGGCTACCACTGGAAAGCCTTGGGTTATCCAACTTTGCAGAACTTCATTAATGCCATGTATCGGGATGAAGCTTCACAACTGGATGCTATGTGCCGATTCATCAATGCAAATAACCTGCTAAATGCTCTAAAGAATAAAGATTGGAAAGCTTTTGCACGTGGCTACAATGGGGCTGCTTATGCTAAGAATTCTTATGACGTGAAGCTTGGTAATGCTTATAAAAAATGGAGCAAATAGTGCTAATACCACTCTGGAAATACAAACACTGGATCGCAATTGCGGTCTTTTTCTTTTTATGGCTGGGGCAAATCGCCTATACCAACCACTTGAGCGGAAAACTACGCAAGGCTGCAGAACAATGCACAGCAAAAATTCAACAAATAGAGCAAAAGCATCTCAAGGCCTTAACTGAAAAACAAAATCAAATTAACCAGGTGAGTGCAGATTATGATGCAGCAAAATCAGAGCAGGGCGTGCAAGTCGAAACAGTTACACGTGAAGTGCAAAAGATCATTGATCGTCCTGTGTATCTCAACCATTGCTTTGATGATGATGGCGTGTCAGCAATCAACTCACTTATCACCGGTGATACCAGCAAGCCTCCTTGA